GGGCGCCGACTACTCGCTCACCTATCAAATAACAATGCCGGACGGCAGCTTCAAGACAATGGCGCCGGGCGAGATTTGGCATGTGCGCGGTTTGACGCTTAACGGATGGCTCGGCATCAGTCCGATTGCCTACGCCCGCGAGTCGATCGGGTTGGCATTGGCGGCCGAGAAGTTCGGCGGCCAGCTCTTCCGTAATGGCGCGAAGATGGGCGGCGTGCTCGAGTATCCGGCGAAGATGTCCGACGACGCGTACAAGAGGCTGAAAGCGTCGTTTGACGAGGCTAGTTCCGGCGAAAACGCGCACAAGACAGCGATCCTCGAAGAAGGCGCCAAATTCAACAAGATCAGTATGAACGCCGACGACGCGCAATTTCTGGCGACGCGCAATTACCAACGGAGCGAGATTGCGGCCATCTTTCGCGTGCCGCTGCATATGATCGGCGACCTGTCGCGGGCGACGTTCAGCAACATCGAGCAGCAATCGCTCGAATTCATCAGTTATTGCCTTATGCCGACGCTGCGACGGTTTGAGAAGTCGATTCGCCGCGACCTGTTCACGGCGCAGGACAAGGCGAGCGGCCTGCACGTCCGATTCAATGTCGCTGGATTACTCCGCGGTGACGCCGCCGCGCGCAGCATGTACTACCACAACGGAATTCTTGACGGCTGGCTAACGCGCAACGAATCGAGGGCAATGGAGAGTGAAACGGGCGTGATCCTGAATCCGCTCGATGATCTCGACGAGCCGCTTGTGCCGCTGAACATGACCGAAGCTGGAGCGGAAGAGGTTGGCGAACCATCTACTGTTGCGCCGGCGCCGAACGTCACACCTATGAGGGGAACGAAATGAGGCCAGAGGACGCGGCAATCAGGGAACAGCGCCGTCGCGAGATAGAGAGTCTGCTCGACGTCGGCGGACCTACGTGCCTGCTGGCGACGTTGGTCGATACGTCGGCGTCGCAGGTCGTCGTTGGCCTGACCGCAAGCGTAGCGGAGCTCAATACGTTGCACGATAGCGGCATTACCGCGGCCGAGGCGGCGAGCATCGCTGGGCAGCCGGCCGGCGCTTCGATGGTTTCGACGCCGGCATCCGGTACGTGCGCCGTGCAGCTTACCGTCTTGAACGGCGCCGGAACGCATATCACGCACGCAGTTTCCGGTATCGGCTACCTGTCGACGTCGAACGGACTCGCTGCGGCTGCAGCGACCGGCGTCGCCAAGCTCACCAACGGCGAAGTGACTGAGATCGTCACCGGCAGCATATTCCATTTCGTCACGACTGCCGGCGGGTTGGTCGGGCTGACGGTGACGGCCGCCGCGGGCAGCTACTACGTCACGCTGCAGATGCCGAACGGCAAATTGGTCACGACAACCGCCATTGTGGTGAACTGATGAGCGCAACTCACGAGGAAGACCTCAAGGTCAGAGAACAACGTCGGATCGATATCGAGTCATTGCTCGATGTTGGCGGTCCCACTGCACGCGTTGCGTCAAAGAGCGAAGCCGTCTCCCTCCCCGCGCTCGCTGCGCTGGGGGGCGTAGTCCTGCCGCGCGTGTTGCAGGCAGACATCACAATTCCGGCTGACGGCAGCGCGGTTGTCGCTGGCCCGATAGACCTAAACGGTCACACGCTAACGCTCGGCACGAACGCCGCGCTCGGCATCATCACGTAAAGGAAAACGAAATGTCAATTCTTACATCAGAAATGATTGACGGGCTCTCGGCGGCAAATATTTCCGCAACCAATATCCCAATGGTGCAAGGAGGAGGAGGTGGCGGTCCGGGAGGCATATCCATCACCAAAACAACGAGCGGCGTGCAAACGGTTTTGCCTGCGGTTGATTACGACCGCATAGTAATGCAAATATCTGCGGTGGCGACCGAGGATTATTCCGACAATACCGGAACGCAAGCTACGTGGAGTTTAGGCGTTACAGGCTCTCCCACTCTTTGGGATAGCAATGGTGGGGTGCAGGCATCAATCCCAGACTCTGGAGCGTCGGCTGGAGTTAATGCATCTGATTTGCCATCTGACGGCAACCTTTTCACGTCGGGAGCGTTGGGCACTGCAGGTTGTATTCTTGAGGCTAATAAAGCAATTATTGTAACTTGCACACCTGCTGTTGGCGACGGAACAGGGGCGTGCAAGATTGTTGCTTGGGCTGTTCACGCACCGTGACCTATCTCTGCATCGACCAATGACCCCGCGCGGCGGTTCCTCCTCCTCCCTGCCGCGACGGACTCGCGGGCATCGCAAGGTGCCCGCTGTTTTCGAGAAATGACGCAACCGGAACTTGTTGCCAAAGGATTGACTATGAGCGCCGAATCTAAACTCGAATTCCGCGTTGCTGCGTTTGAGTACAAGTTTACCGAGAACAGCCCGACGACGCAGGGACAGTTCGAGGGATACGCGGCCGTTTTCAATAATCAGGATGACGGCGGGGATCTGATTCTCCCCGGTGCGTTCACGAAATCACTCGCTGATCATGTCGCCGCGGGCACGATGCCAAAGATGTTCCTAAATCATGCAGGACTCGGTAGCGACATGATGTCGACCTCTCCGGGAGATCTGTTGCCAGTAGGCAAATGGAGTTCCATGTCAGAGGATGCGCATGGACTAGCCGGTAAGGGGCGGCTGATCAATCTCGATAGCGAGCGCGGCAAGATGATTTACGGAGCGATGAAGGAAAACGCAATAGATGGATTGTCGATTGCCTTCCCGCGCCTTAAGTCGGACGAATTCAAACGCAGCACGCGCCCCGGAGAACCGGCAAGGACGATTAACCAAATCCGGCTGCTCGAGGCCGGCCCCGTGACGTTCCCAATGAACGGACAGGCTACGATCACATCCATAAAGTCAATGGATTTTGCCGATTTGAAGGAAGCGGAAGACCTGCTGCGCGACGCTGCAGGTTTTTCGCGGTCGGAAGCGAAGCATTTTATTTCGAGCATCAAAGCGTTCGGCCTGCGTGACGCCGGCTCCGACGATGAAGTAAAGCGGGCTATCGCGGCGATGAGCCGCCGAGCCGCTATCCTCAAACTCTGAAAAAGGAAACGTCACCATGTCGGACATGTCGGAACTCACCACGCTGATCGAGGCGAGCAACAAAGCCTTCGAGGAATTCAAGACGGAAAACAACAAGCAGCTCGATCTGCTCAAGAAGGGGCAGCCCGTTCCCGAGGATCTGACTGCGAAGATGGCCGCGATCCAGAAGGATTTCGCCGACCAGAAGACGGCGATCGAGACGCTGGAAGCGAAGATGAAGCGCCCGCACATGGGTGCCGATGGCAAAGTCGTCGATGAAGCGGCCGAAGGCCATCGCGCCAAGTTCAAGAACTACCTCGTCAAGGGCCAGCAATTCGACCAGGAATCGCTGCAGTACCAGGAAGGCGTATCGGTCAAGGCGCTCGGCATCAGCTCGGGCCCGGATGGCGGCTTCGCCGTGCCGAAGGTCATCGACGGCATCATCGACGCGACCGTGCTCAACATCTCGCCAATCCGGGAGATCGCGCGGGTGCAGCAGGTTTCGACGCCGGACTTTCACAAGCTCGTCAACATCCACGGCACCGATTCCGGATGGGTCGGCGAGACAGCGGCGCGGCCGGCGACCACGACGCCTTCGCTCAAGGACATCGCGCCGCCGATGGGCGAGCTCTATGCCAATCCGCAGGCGACGCAGCAGATGCTCGACGACGTGTTCTTCAATGCCGAGCAGTGGCTCGCCGAGGAGGTCGCGTTGCGCTTCGCGGTTGCCGAGGGCGCGGCGTTCGTCACCGGGACCGGTGTGGAACAGCCACGCGGCTTTGCCACGTACACGACCGTGGCGACGGCCGATGCGACGCGCGCCTGGGGTTCACTGGAATACATCGCGACCGGCGCCAGCGGCGCATTCAAGACGCTGACTTCTACCGTCAATCCGGCGGACGACCTCTTCACGCTCGTATCGAAGCTGAAAAAGGGCTATCGCAACGGCTCGCGCTGGGTGATGAACAAGACGACGCTGTTTGCGATCATGGGCTTCAAGGACTACCAGGGTCGCTACGTGTTCAGCCCGGTCACTTCGCCGGGGATGGAAGACACGATTCTCGGTTATCCGATCGTCGAAGCCGAGGACATGGCCGATTACACCACGAGCAATGCGCTCGGCGTTGCATTCGGCAACTTCATGCTCGGCTACCTGATCGTGGACCGCATCGGGACGCGCGTCATTCGTGATCCGTTCTCGAACAAGCCTTACATCGGCTTCTACACGACCAAGCGTCTCGGCGGCGCCGTGGTGAACTTCGAGACGATCAAGTTCATCAAGTTCGGCTCGTCCTGATCGCGAAACCCGCCAATCAACCGGAGAAAACACATGAAAGACCTGCATAGCGTAGTACGGACGCTAGAAGCGCTGGCGCCCGCGGCACTTACGACGGCCGCCGGCCGCGCCGGCAAGATCATCGACCGTCAGGGTTATGGCGGAATCGAGTTCCTCGTGAATTGGGGCACGGTCACGGCGACAGCCGCAACCATTGCCGTCGTTCTCAAGGAGGGCGACGTTACGGGAACGCTCACCAGCGTCGCCGATGCCAATCTGCTCGGCACGGAACTGCTGGCGGGGTTGCCGGCAGCAACCCGCACGTCGGGCACGGGCAAGAACTTCACGACCAGGCTCGGCTACAGCGGCACCAAGCGTTACGTGCAACTGTCGATCGGCACGGCGACAACGACGGCAGCGACAATCGCCAGCGCGACGGCGTTGCTGCACTCGCCGAATGTCGCGCCGACGGTCAATCCGTAAGGCCGTGAGCGAATGGCTCGACCGGGAGAAGCGGAAATGGAAAGGCTACCCGGTCGAGTCGCAACCTGATGAGGAAACAATGCAGGTCGTAAGCAATCCGAGTTCGCCGCGCGGGAAGCACGTGGCCATTGTCGGGCTCGGGCCATCGAGCCGCGCGTATCTGGACATCACGAAAGCGATCGGCGGCCGGCATCGGTATTGCGATGAGACGTGGGTAATCAACTCGCTCGGCGACGTGTTGGCGTGTGATCTCGTGTTTCACATGGACGACGTGCGGATTCAGCAAGTGAGATCCGATGCGGCGCCGGACACGAACATTGCGGCGATGCTGGAATGGCTCAAAACCTACCGCGGGCGCGTCATCACGAGCCGCGCCCATCCGGATTACCCGTCTCTTGAGGAATTCCCTCTGCAGGCGATGCTGAACGACTGTCCGAATGCTTACTTCAACAGCACGGCAGCTTATGCGGTTGCCTATGCTGTCCTGCATCGCGTCCGCAAGATTACGATATTCGGCAACGACTTCACCTACCCGAACGCGCACGACGCGGAAAAGGGCCGTGCTTGCGTCGAATTCTGGCTCGGCGTGGCGGGGGCGAGAGGCATTGATATTGCGATGCCGAAGTCCACGACGCTGATGGACGCCTGCGAGCCGTTCGAGCGG